CGTTATTATCATTTGAGTGCAAGGCTCATAAACTACACTTACCGATCAGACGTAATCAGATCGTACAATCTACAGATGGCTAGACCTAAAACTATTAAAGTTAAGTCATCATTAACTCCTCGATTCGCTGCTAAGGCCCCTACCTTAGTATTAAGAGATGAACAAACCCTCAGACTAGCACCTAAGAAGAAAGCGAAGAAACGCGCAAGAATCTCTGGTGTTATGAGTTCGAGAAAGTCAATGACTGATACTATGTCGTTGGCTGAGTCTATCATAGATCCCTTTAAGGGAGCTGTGTGTGTTCCAGACGGGTTTGAAGGTGGGTGCTTCTCATTGCAGTTTCAAGCGACTCTGCTCACGGACGCACAAGGCTATTGCGCCTTTGCTTTAGCTGGAGATCCCTATAATTTGTTGGCCAATATCGTTGGGAATGGTACCACTGGGTGGAACATTCCTGGCACTAGTGTTTGGCAATCTTCAACAAATGTATCTTCAGTTGCATCAATTTACTCCAAAATCCGTGTCATTAGCATGGGTTTGAAATTGGTGAGCACCCAGTCTTCTCAGACTGACCAAGGAGGCATAATTTGTGCTCAAATACCTGGAAACTACGTATTAAGTACTTTTAATGCTCTTGGCACCGGTTCTTTTGCTGCAGTCGAGGCCAACTCAACAGATTCAACCACTGGCTCTTTTAAAGATGGATGCATGATAACTTGGAGACCCGAATCCTCCATAAACACTTTTCAGTATTCGTCTTATAATAATAGTGTCGGTCCGTATGATACTCAGCCAACTATCCCAGGTATTCCTTATTTGTTCTTAGGAGTCCAGGGTGCGGCTGCCTCTACAGTAGTTGGTAGAGTGGAGTGTATTGTCAATTTTCAAGGTCAATATAAGAATGTAACCTTCCTACCGGGTAATGCTTTGGATATTCAAGCGAACGCAGAACCGGGTTGGATGGAAAAAGTTGTTAATATTATAAAGAAAGTCCCTCAATTTCTTCCTTTAATTGGCGATTTAGCTTCAGCTGTTGTTCCAGGAGGTGGTTTAATTGGTAGATTGACCCGTATGGCACTAGCGTGAGCTGTCCATACTGACATTCATATACTGTTTGCATGTTCAGTAAAACATGTATCCCGCTTAGGAGTGTATAAGCAACCGCCTGGCACGGGTTATATGCCAGTTTTCCGGTATCAACCGGCAGTAGGCTGTGTAGCCCGAGTTCAACTGCAAGAAGTGGACATCCTAGGAATGATTTATTCCCAACCAACCATGCAAAGTACAACCAAACCTCATGAACGTATTCCTAATCACCATGTTAGGCACACACCCACCCGAGAGGGCGATTCTCGCGTGGAAGACTTACAATCCAGATGTAATCAGGATACTGTACATAACAAACACATGTCAGGGTTTAAACATGGGGCCAGTATGGCTAAACAAACTGTGCATTGGCGATGCAAGGATGACCACACATCCGGTCAGCCTTGCGGTTTTCGAACTTGTTCCATTGACCGACGTGATCGGCCAACTAGCCCAGCAATCGCTTCTGGGTCCAATTCCAATAATCGGAGAGGTGCCTACCACCAAGTTTTACTCGGTGGAAGAACTCCCGAGCCAGCTGTTAGGAGTGAAGGAAAAAGTGTTTTCGTCTCTGGAAAGCGCCATTTCTTCGATTCACCCCCAGCTAGTAAACAAAAAGGGAAAGGATCTAGTTCGCGAGTTGTCCGGAATAGAGTTGGGTCTATTCGATCTCAAAGACTTCCCATTTCAACCTGTTCCCCCTATGGAGGACTCGAGGTCGGGGATGTATTTGAAGAAGGTCGTGGACAAGAAAAAGAGGAGGTGAGCGTTGGTGGGCCCACTCCAGATAGCATTGTGATCCGCATTGCTTCTGAGATGGCGAGGAGACAGCATCGTGAAGATCAGGAAGCTGATTTTGTACGTATGTTTGTCGAGTGGCATAGCG